CCCACCCAGGTCCGCCACGTGGAGCGCCGCATCGCTCAGCGCCAGCACCATGTCCCGCACGATCACGCCGATCTGCTGGATCGCCCCCGACACATCCCCCTTGATCTCGCGCCCCGCAAACTCCGCCAGCGCGCTGGCACCCTCCACGATCGTCTTCACATTGTCGAAGATCGTCTTGAGCGGATCCGTGAACGCCTTCGAGCTCCACACCTGCCCACCGTCCACGATCCCCGCCAGGTGCGCAAACGCCCCGATGACCTGTTGCACCGTCGTCGCCACCCGATCGATGATATACACGACCCCTTGTTCATCCGTTCCAGGTTTGAACGACATGAACGCATCCAGCCCGCCGAGGATCCCCACCACATTGTCGAAGATCGCCTTCAGCGGATCCGTGATCGCCTTCGCGCTGGCCACCGCCGCCGGCCCGATCATGCTGTTCGCCAGGTACTCCAGGTAATCCACGATCGTCCCGATATGCGCGCCCAGCGCGTCCAGCGTCTCCTTCGTATCCCCCAGCCCCAGCGCCAGGCCCGCCATCGCCTGCACGCCGATCGCCTGGAACACTGTCGACGGGCTCTTGATCCCTAACAGATTCTTAGCTGCCGCGATCGCGCTGCTGACAACCCCCTTCGCCGCCTCAACGAGTGCGCCGGCTTTCGCCTTGATCCCCCCGATCAGGCCGTCGATCATGCTCCGCCCGATGTCCGCCATCTGGCCGACCACGCCCTGCAGGAACCCCGTGATCTCATTGAAGATGTTCACGAACCAGTTCTTGACTTCCGTCAGGTTCGTCCCAACCAGGCTCAGGATCAGCGTCAAGGCATTGAGAATGATCTGGTGGATCCCGTCCCACAACGTCGCCGCCACATTCTTGACCTCTTCCCACGCGCCTTCCCAGTCACCCTGCAGCACTTTCAGCACAGCATTCACGATCCCAAGGATCGTGTTGAGCGTCGTCTCGATCACCGTCTTGATCAGGTTCCACGCGGCTGTCAGCACCGCCACGATCTCAGTCTTATGATTGGCCAGAAAACTCGCGATCGTCCCAAACACCGACGTCACCACCGTCGAAATGATCTGCACCACTGTGTTGATAATCTGGCTTATCGTCTGCCACGCCCCGATCAACGTCGCCTTGATCTCCGCCCCGTGGCTGGCAATGAATGATTGCACCGCACCCAGCACGCTCTGCACGATGCTCCGGATCGACGCCAGCACGCTGTCCGTCGTCGCCTTGATGACCATCCAGGTAGCGGTCCAGACCTGGCTCGTCGCCGCGATCGCGGTTGTCACAAACGACTGCACCGCGCTCATCACGCTCGTGATGACGCCCTGCACCGCCTTCATCACCGTCTCAGTCGTTGACCGGATGTCCCCGAAGTCGGCCACCCACGCCGCAGCCAGCCCAGCCACCGCCACAACCACCAGCCCCACCGGGCTCAGCAGCGCGCCCAGCGCGGTCGCCACCGCCCCGATCCCCAGGGCCAGCGGCGCAGCCACCGAGATCACCCCCGCAAAGGCCACCCCGGCCTGCACGATCTCAGGATGCGCTTCCGCAAACGCCCCGACCGCCTCTGAAACCTTGGTTACAAGCGGCGTCAGGGCCTCTAACAACGGCTTAGCGCCCGTCAGTGCGGCCGTCTCCAGCGCGCTCTTCAACCCATCGAGCGATCCCTTCAGCCCGGCATTCTGCGCGGCCGCCAACGTCGCCGCCTCGCCGCCCGCAGTCACCGCCGCGCTCATCTCCGTCCAGGCGCCCGTGCCCTCCGTCAGCAGCACGTTCGCCGCCCGGACCGCATCGCTCCCGAAGATCGTCGACAGCGCCGCATTGCGCTGCTCCTGCGTCAACCCGGTCAACGCCCCGCTGAACTGCCCGATGATCGCCTCCATCGGCAGCATCGTTCCCGACGCGTCGTAGATGCTGATCCCCAGGTCGTTCATCAGGTTCTTAGCCTTGGCGGTCGGCGCCTGCAGTGAGAGCAGCATCTGCTTGAAGCTCGTGCCCGCATCGCTGCCCTTGATGCCCTGGTTCGCCATCAGCGCGATCGCCGTCGTCACATCCTGGATCGGGACCCCCGCGGCCGCGGCCACCGCGCCGGACATCTTCAGCGCATCCGCCATGTCCGTCACGCCCGCCGAGCTCTTGTTCGCCCCGGCCGCCAGCAGGTCAGCCACCATCGTCGCCTCGCTGCCCGCCAGCCCGAACATATTCAGCGCGTTCGCCGTGATCTCCGCCGCCTGCGCGTTCGAGATCTGCGCGGCCGCACTCATCTGCAGAACCCCCTGCGAGGCCGCCATCACATCATTGACGCTCAGGCCGGCTTTGCTCAGCTCCAGCATCGCCTGCGACGCATCCAGCGCGCTCGTGCCCGGCAGCGTGATATCCGCACCCAGCTCGATCGCCTTCGCGTCCAGCAGCGCCATCTCCCCCGCTGTCGCCCCGCTGGTCGCCTGCAGGATGTTCATCGCCTGCTCGTAGTCCGCCGCCATCTTCAGCGCACTGCCGGCCACCACCCCGGCCCCGATCGAAATCGGCAGCAGGCTCTGGCCGATTGCCGTCGCCTTGCTGCCGAAATTGCTCAGCGCCCCGCCTACGTTGCCGAGCACGCCGCTTGCACGGTCCTCGCCCTGCACGATGATCTGCAACACGTTCGCGCTCATCTCGCCGCTTCCTTCCGTTTGCGCACCTGCGCCTCAACCTCCAGGCAGACCAGGTGCTCCTCGATCCGTTCCCAATCCTGCGCATCCAGCTCGCCGGGTGTGCAGTGATAGATGTCCCGGCACAATATCAAATCCACATACTCATCCGGCAGCGCGCCAACTTCCAGAAACAGCGCCTCATACAGGCGCCATCTCAGTTTTTTATCTCAGCCGCACCCCGCTGCCCGTTGATCGTCTTCGCCAGGAACTCAACTTCCTCGTCCGTCAGCCTGGCGATCACATCAGGATCATCCTTCGGCAGCGGCAGCGGCTTCCCGTCAAAGTCCACCCAGTTCCACTGCAGCACGTTCTCCACGAGCAGCGATCGGGTGAATTCGTCGTTGTCATCCAGGAACTCGGTGCCGACCTCCATGCCCGACATAGCGTCCACGTTGCTCGGCAGCACGCCCTTGTTCGCCTTCGCCACCATCCGGGTCGCCATCCGCTTCTGCTCGTAGCTCAACTTCCGCACCAGTGCAAATGAACCCTCGCCCTGCACCTCGCTGCTATCGACCCTGACAAAACCCTTCCGTTCAGCCACGTGTCCTCCCCCAATCGTTTATTACCGCCCGTTGGGGCGACGCATGCGTCGCCCCTATTTGCCCCTTACGCAATCACCGCTTCAGCGATGCTCGGCGTGGAAACCGTCCACTCGAAGGTCAGCGGATCCCCGCCTTCCGCCGTGGTGCTGGGCGGAGGGCACTGCCGGATGTAACCGGTGGCCGCGGTGAACCGCCAGGCCCCGGTCGTGTCCGTGTCATATGCCCATCTAATGTTCATCCGGGTCGCCGCCTTCTGCATCGCGCTCAGCACCGCAAAATGCCCGACCGAGGTGTCCACATACAGGCTCTTGATCGTCACCTCGTAGCTGGTCGGCTTGCCCAGACCAACCACCGGATACTCCCCGTCAAACGTCCAGGTCTCGCCGATCTGGCGCTCTCCACCGCTCACCGTGATGCTGTTTGCCCCGCCGCTCAGATCCGTATAGTCAGAGTAGTTTGTGCTGTACTCGACCTTTGTGATCCGGCCGCTCATCGTGCCAGTTACTTGTGCCATCTCATCCTCCGTCGTAACCGACCGGTCGCACATGCCCCCGGTCGATCAGCTTCTTGATCTGCGCAGGCGCCAGGTGATCGAGGCGCACCACCGCTCCCGCCGGATAGATCCGGTGATCGGCAGAGTGATCGATCGCCGTCAACGTCACATACTCCTGCGGCTTCTTTCTTGGCTCTTCTACGGCCTCTGGCTCTTCTGTGGCCTCGGGCTCGTCGTCAGCCGACCCAGTTTTTCTCTTCATCGTCCCCTCCGGCAGTCGCCAACGTACTCCAGGCCAGGAAAGACAACCCTCCGATCGATCGTTCTCCCGCGAGGTGCCCCGCCTGCACGCTGCGATCCACATACAACGAAAAACCAGCCTCACGCACCCGGCGACAGAAATAGTAATCCTCGCCCGGCCCGCGCGGTCCGCCGATAGGATGCAAACGATCGAACCAGGGCCCCGGATGCAGCCCCTCCAGGACATCCCGGCGGATCAACGTGCAATGCATCCCCGTAAAATCAACCTCGACCAGCGCATCATCCGGCCTCTCGGCCAGCAGCACCGGTCCATCATCCTGGAGCTCAGCGTGTGCAGCCACCCACGCCAGCGTCTCCTCATATTGAATCCGGTATCTCACCGGATCAGCACCAGCCTCAATATCCTCCGGATGCGGATCCCGGTAGATCGTCGGGATCGGCGGAAATTGCCGGGTGAAGCACAGCGCACTCACCACCGGCACATTCCAGCTCATCAACCGGACCGCCGTGTGCGGATGCAGCGTCGCATCCCGGTCCACGAACAGCAGCCAGTCAGCCGGCGAGCGCAGAAACTTCTCCACGAGCTGGTTGCGCGCCTGCTCGACGCCCAACCCCTCCTCCGCCACAAACCCAAAACCGCCATCCCCAGGACCCCGCAGCCCCAGGATCGACTTCATATAGCCCCACGTCGGATCCCGTCCGGCCGCTGTCATCACCGCCAAACCCGCCATTCAACCTCCCTATCCGTTCACCCGTGCCACCACGATCATGCTCTCCCGCACGTACTCCACCCCGCCGATCTCCACGTCCACCCGTTGCGACCGGCCCTCCAGATCCAGCGCGGCCCAGTTCGCCGTCTGCTGATTCGCATCGATCACCCCGGCGATCGCCGCCTCGATAGTATCGATCGCATCCTCAGCATCATCCTCGCCCCACGACCCCTGGTCCGAGTACAGCACGAACACATCCACCTGGAAATACATCCGTGCGAAGCTGCCCGCGAACGTCGACCGCTCCCGGGCCGACCCGCTGACTGAGACCGTCACCACCGGCGACAGGTTCCCGAAGTCGCCCACCCGGTAGTCATACACCTCCTGACACATCGTCAGGCTCGTCTTCAGCAGCGTCTTCAGCGCTTCCCGAACTGTCTTTCGGCTACTCGCCATCCCCTAAGTCCTTCTTACCGTCCCCATCCGGCGCGCCGCATTCTTCTCCAGCAGCTGCGTATATTCCTCCGACCCCAACACAGACAGGAACGTCGCGCTGCCCGCATGCGTCACAAACACCCCCGGATCCACCAGCAGCATCCCGCCGCGCGCTTTCACCAGCTCGCAGAACGCCACATCCTCGCTGTTGCCCAGCCCGAAGCCCTCATCCAACCCGCCCAGTTCCACGAACAGGCTCCGCCGCAACACCACGCACACGAAGAACAGCATCCCGACTTCGGCCAACCGGCTCGGCGCCCAGTGGTCCCCCAACCGCTGGCACGGTTGCCCGATCTGGTCCACGATCGGGCTCACCACGTCACCATGCTCCAGGTCAGCGATCAGCCGCTTGGCCCACTTCCCCGTAAACGCCGCATCGTTGTTCATCAGGCAGAGGTATTCCCCGCTGGCCAGTCTCACGCCCTCATTGATCGCCCTGGGATACCCGATCATCTCATCGAAGTGGACGAACTGGTCCGCCTCATCCATCAACGCCTGCAGTTCCTGCACTTCGGCTGCCGTGCTGCCATTGCTCACCAGCACGATCTCATAAGGCTCATCCGTCCACGCCCGGATGCTCTTAACGCACCGCCGCGTCAGCGCCACCTGTCCGCACACCGGCACAACGATCGAAATCATCGCTTCTCCACCCCCGCCCAGAACACATCCGGCTGATCCCCAACGTGCTCCTCGTAGATCTCAACCCGCCACGTGCCATGCCTGGCGATCTCCTCGCGCACCTCGGCCAGCGACAGGTTCCGGTAATACCCCTGCTCCGGCGCCGTCGCCAGCTCGTGCGCCCGCCAACCCGGCCCCGCCCAGGTCAGGATCATCGCCCCGCCCGGCTTCACCAGCTCCGTCATCCTGGCGACAGTCTCACGCCAGTACGGATCATGCTCCAGCATCTGCGTGGCGATCGCCACATCGAAATGACCAGGTTCCCCCGCATACTCGTGCGCCAGGCTCACCACGTCCACCCCGGGCCCGGGCCGCCAGTCCACCCCAACGTATTCCTCGGCCTCGAACAGCTCGCGCACCGAGCCATTGATGATGTAGGCCCCGAACTCAACCACCGCCGGACCCCGGAACACCAGCGGATACCGCGACCGCACCCCCCTGAGAAACCCCATCACCTGCTCATGCATCGCCTTCAGGCGCCTTCACCGCCGCCAGCGCAATATGCAGCTTCGGACCGTCCATCGTCTCAGCCGTCTCCTCCGCCACGATCCCGAACGCCGCCCGGATCCCATAACTCGCCGCAAACCGTTCACGGTAAGCGCTGCCCGCCTGGTAGTATTTGAAACTGTTGCGATTCCACCAGCTCACATGCGTCGGATCCTGGAACGCCCCCGGCCCATCCGTCGTCGGCACAACAATCTCTGCAATCCCACCGGAACGCAGCACCCGAAACATTTCATTCATGGTGAAGATCTTGTCCGGCAGATGCTCGATGATATCCAGCGCCAGGATGTGCTCCACGCTGCCGTCAGCCCAGGGCCAGCGCTCCCGCAGGTCCGCCACCGTCACCCCGGGCCCGGGAGTGATATCCACATTCACCCATCCTTCCAGGATGTCATCCGCACAGCCCAGGTTCAGTAACAATCCATTATTACCCGTCATGGGATCGCCGCCGACACCATCTGTCGCATCTCCCTCTCGATCTGCTGCCCCAGGTCATTGACAACCCGGTCATAGAACGCATGCTCGCCGCCCCGCTCGTGCTCATACGGCCCATAGATCGCCGCCCGCTGCTGGCTGCGCGGATTCCTCGCCGACGGATCGATATAGATCCGGCCCCGCAGCCCCTTCACCTCCATGCGGTGGCTCGCCTTCAGCGTGCCCGTATCAACATGCGTAAACCCAATTGCATATCTGTGCGCTGACAGCGTGCCATACTGCACCGCCCGCCCCAGCGCGCCCTCAGGCCGCAGCGCCGCGATCGCCCGGTTATTCGTCGCCTGCGCCTGCTGGATCCCCGTGATCGTAAGTTTCACATTGAATGCCATCAGCGCTTCAGATCCTCCAGGATCAACCGCTGGAACACCACCCCGTGCCAGTCCCACTCCGCGCAGCTGCGAATCGGATAATCCACCGTACTCACCGTCAGGATATCGCCCTCCAGCACATCCAGATCACCGTTCACAAACGTCTGCAGCAGCTCATGCGGCGTGTTGATCGCCAGCCGCTGCTTCAGCTCCGGATCCACCGGATCCAGCGGCGAACATGACAGGCTGGAAATCTTCGTCTGCGCCGCCGCCCGCTTCCCGCTGGCCACCGCCGGGCTCCGCTTCGTGCTCGCTGCCACCGTCAAAAATCTGTTCATCATCTCCTCGACCGCGCGTCCGCCGGGTGGATCTCCACCCGCGCCTTCGTGCGCTCCCTGGCGCCCAGCTCAGCCTGCGCCGCTGCGACCATCTCCTCCGTGAACGCATCGCCCGCCTGCTGCCGGCTGACGATCGCCTCGCTGCTCCGGCAATACCAGTGGAAAGGAGGATGATCCAATTCATCGGCATATCTGGGTGTCCCCGTCAATTTAAAAGGCTTGCTCAGCAGCTGCACCTGCCCATGCGCCCGCAGGCAGCAATCCGTCGTCCGCTCGTCGATCCCTGCCACCACCTGGTGATACCACTCGCTCGTCGTCTGCCCGTTCCGGCGCAGCACCCACTCGAAATACGCCAGGCTGCCCGCCGCCAGCGCACCCGCAATCCAGCGCGCCCCCTCGGCGATCACCACCGAGGGCCGCAGCACCCCCGCGCGCTTCTCGTCCCCCAGGATCTCCCGCTCATCGCCGCCCGTCGCCGCCAGCGCATTCACCGTCGCCACCTGCTGATCCACCAGCGTCATCCACGCCGTAGCCATCGGCCTTGTGTCAACCAGCGGTGCACCCTGAGCAACATCGAAACCCTGCGCCTTCACCTGCTTCTGCCCCAGCCTTGTCCCGGCCGCCGTCGCATCCGCCAGCGCATCATCCACCACGCGCTCCATCTCCCGGCGCAGCCCACTCATCACCTCGAAAGCCGCCCAGCGCGCATTCGGCTTCCCCAGCACAGACTGCAGCGCCAGGCTCGTATTCCGATACGCCACCAACACCTGGCCCCGGGGATGATCTGCCGTGCCCAACCGTGCGATCAACCGCTCGATATCATCCCCCGCCCGCAATGCCGCCCGAACCGCCGCCTCGTGTCCCATCACCTAACTCATTGTTATGCAAACCGGAAACTACTCTTCAACTGCGGATCTGCGATCTTCAATCTGCGGCCTGCCATCCATCCCGCCCGCCGCGCGCAGCGTCTGCATCCCCAGCGTCGCCGCCTCCATCCCGGCCTGCTTCGCCTGCCAGTCCGGGCTGGCCATCATCCGGGCGATCTCCTCCTCGGTGTACCCCATCTCCCGCCACAATTGCTCCGTCGGCACACCCAGCTCAGACTTCAGCTTCAGCGCCTCCAGCTCCGCCTTCTCATCGCGCACCTCAGCCGGCTCCCACAGCACCTCAACGTCCGCCGCCAGGTCCACATCCGCCCCGCCGAACGTCGCCGCCAGGCGCAGCCCCACCTGCAGCACCTGCTCCCACGAGTCGCCGAAGGTCACCTGCCGCGCGCGCACCTTCGCCAGCAGCGGCTCTTTCCGCTCCGCCTGGCTGTCAGCGCTCTGCACCTGCCGGGTCAGCAGCTCGCCCGGCGTCCGGCTCACATGGCTGATCCGTTGGATGATCCGGTCATAGGTGGCCAGTAACTGCGACAGATCCCCCGGCGGGATCGCCTCCAACCCCGCATCCGGGTTGCGGCTCGTGATGATGACGCCCGGCGAGATCTCCAGTAGATTCGAGTTATCGGTTGCCGGCTCCCGGCCGTCCGTCGTCGGCATGAAGCCCCGCGCAAACAGCAGCCGGAACCCCGCCGTATCCGCCGAGGCCAGCACGTCCAGCAGTATCTTGTTCAGCGCATCCTGCAGCGGCGTGATATCCCACAGCTCGCTGCGGCTCTCAACATTGCGGAAATGCCCCACCGGGATCCCCAGCGGCGCCCCCCGGCCATCGAGCCACGGAATCGGCCAGCCGCCATCACCGGGGTCCTGGTACGGTCGCCAACCGCTCTCATCCGAAGTTTCCCTGACGTATTTCTCAACCCGGTCTGGGTAATACAAGGTCATGCGCGGCTTGGCTTCGGTCTGGCCCCGGGCATTCGTGATCTTCCCAGTCCAGCGCTTCGCCGCATAGCTCATCGGCTGCTCCGGATCATCGTCCGGATACACCGCCATGAGGCCCTGGCCATCGCCGCCCGCCTGTGGATCCACGTACCTGTTGTGGGGCACTAACATAAGCTTAGCGTCGCTAAGCCGATTACCATCCCCATCGATCGTCACGACCAGGAACGACTCGCCATCCCGCACCGCCGCGGTATGCACCTTCGAGGCGATCTGCGCCAGCCGGCGCATCCCCGTGTACAGATCGCCAAGCCACGTCGCGGCCCCCGCATCCTGGCTCGTCCAGCCCGTCATCACCAGGCGATCGACGATCGCATCCACCACCTCGCGGCAGGCATTGTCGACAAAACGCCCGCTCTCCGCATGGCCCAGGTACTGCCGTTGCCGCGGCGTCAGCTTCACCTTCTGATCGCCGTCATAATAGTCCCGCGCCAGCGCAACATTCCGCTGGCGCTGCAGCTCCTGCTCAGCCAACCAGGCCGCATAGCTCATCTCAGGTGGTATCATGCTACATATCCTCTACGATCGACCGCCAAAGCCATCACCCCATACCGCAGCGCATCATACGCATCGTCGCCGCCGATCCCGTCTTCATCCGTGTCGAACTTCAGCACGTCCTCCGGCCGGTGCGGATCGTGCTCCAATGCCGGCATACACTCGATCAGCCTGGCACAGTTGCTCGTCACGAACAGACTCGGCGCCAGCCCGGCCTCCACATCTCCCAGCCGTCTCAGGATCTCCGCAGCGCCCTGGATCCGGTCCGTGTTCGCCGGTTCCACCCGGATGCCAGCCTCGTGGTAATCGTCCGCCACGCAGCGCCCATTGCGATCCCGGCTGAACGCATCCGTCCCGATCACCCACTGATCTACATCCTGCACCCGCAACCCCAACCGGTGCACCAGGCTCAGGATCGCCTCCATGTGCCGGCTCGGCAGCCACCGACGCTCCGCATGCTCCCCCAGCACCCACACCCGGCCGTCGCTGTCCTCGCCGAGGATCAGGCAGACCGTGTAGTGCGTAAACCCGTAATCCAGCGCCGCCCACACCCGGCGCATCGGCCGCTCGGTAATCCGGAACGGCTCTGTCACATGCACGTCATCCCGCCAGGTCGTGAAGAACTGCCCGGCCGCGATGTCCCAATCCCCGTAACGCCAGGCCCGCTTCTGCCAACCCGTCAGCCCGTCCAGCGTCGACCGGTACTCCGGATTCACGAAAGCGTTGTCGTCAACCGTCGCCGGCACAAACCGGGTCTCGCGCTCCTGGCCAGCCTTGCTCGGCGCGATGAAGCGCGCCTTATACCACGCATGCCCCACCCCGCCCGGGTTCGTCGTCGAATACATCCGGGGCCGCCAGCTCTGTTTGCTCGTGCGCAGACACGTCTCGATCATCCGGAACTTCGACGAGGATAGCGTTGTCGCCTCCTCCACCGCAATCAGGTCATACTCCAGCCCCAGATAGGAATCCACATCACTTTCGTTCTGGAAATGCCCCAGGATGATCTTTGACCCATTCTCAAATGTTAATGATGCCTCTTGTTTGCGCCAGATGTGCGCCGTCCCCATCAAGGTCTTTGCCCGCAGATCCTCAAACGATTCGCGGACCGCCTTGCCGACCTTGCGCAGCAGCAGGCACTTCAATCCCGCATACCGCTGGCAGTCATCCAGGCCCACCTGCGCCAGAACGCAGTGCGATTTTCCGCCACCCCTGGCGCCCCCATACCCGATCTGGGTCGGCCCACCCGCCGAATCTGCCTGCCTGGCCAGCGCATGAAACCGCAGCTGCCGCGGCTGCGCCACATACCCCCCCCGCATGAACAGCCGAACCTGGTCCTCCGGGCACCCGGCCTCCCGCGCCGCATCCAGAAAGCGTTCCAGCGGTTTCACTAACAATCTCTTACCACCGCAGCCGGGCCGCTCATCCCACCTTCACGTACACCGTCGTGCCCATATACTCGCTGCGCACATCCGAACCCGTCTCATCGTACTCATCGCTGGCTTCCGGATCGCTGGTGCTCTGGTACCCATCCGCGCGGATGATCCCGACCGCCGTCGCGCCCGTGCTACCGCCGCCATACTGCATCCGCAGCGCGGCCGCACGCTTCTCAAAACGTGCGGCCACCTGCGACAGCTTCTCAGAGCGCGGCCCCACCGTCAGATCCGCAAACGTCGCCCAGGCATTAGCCAGGATCTCACACGCCCGTGCAATGCCCCGGCCCAGCACGTCCCCTTCCTGCGTCAGGATCGCTTCCAACTCCTCGTCCGAGAAATTCGACCCATCAGGCCGCACCCCCGTACCGGAAGTGTGATCCCCGATCTCCAGGCGCAGTTGCCCGACCGTCGTCGCCAGATTATAGGTGAAGCTCATCGCGTCTCCTCGCCCTTACGGCGCACCACCTACCAGCCAATACACCGTCACGCCAGAATCGCCGGCCGTCGGCGTCGCGGCCTCTTTCCACACCTTGGCCGTCACCACATCACCCGCGATCGTCACCGTGCAGCGATCCTCCTGATCATCGGCCGGATCCGTGCCCATAGTGCACAACGCATAGACCGGTGTCGTCAGCCCATGTGTCAGGGCCAGCGTCCCGGTAACTGTATCCGACCCCCACACCAGCTGGATGTTGTCCGCCGAGTTCATCGCCGCATAGCCTGAGAAACTCGGAAAACTGTAGATCGCATCCGCCGCCGGATCAGCTGGGAACCGCAGCATCGCCTCGTGATCGTTGACCGAGGACCCTTCGTATTTGAAGTCCTGCCCCGCTGGCCACCACGCATCCGCAGCATCCGCCGCCCCGCCCAGCGTCACGGTCCCTGAGGTATTCGGCAGCGTGATCGTCCTATCCGCCGTCGGATCGGTCGCCACAATGCTCGTCTCATAGGCGTCCGCGGTTGCACCCTCGAACACCAGCGCATTGCTCGCGCCCGTCACCGCATTCGCTGCATCCGCCCCATTCGTCGCCAGGCTGGAGAGCATCACCGTACCGCTGGCGTCAGGCAAGGTCCAGGTGCGATCCGCGGTCGGATCGGTCACTGTGACAGTGCCTTCAAACTCGTTTGCGGTCGCGCCCTCGAACACCAGGCCGTTCGACGCTCCGGTGACTGCGTTCGCCGCATCCGTCGCGTTCGTCACGAGGCTGGACACCATCACGGCTGCAGTCTCGGCCGGGAGCGTCAGCGTCACGTCCGCGCCGGGGTCGGCCGGCGAAACGCTCATCTCGAACTCGTTGGCCGTCGCACCCTCGAACAGCAACGCATTACTGGCCCCAGTCACCGCGTTCGCCGCATCCACGCCGTTCGTCGCCAGGCTCGACAGCATCACCGTACCGCCCGCATCCGGCACTGTGACAGTACGATCCGCCGTCGGATCCGTGACGCTCAACGTCGTCTCATACGCATCCGCCGTGGCCCCCTCAAACACCATCGTCGCCGCGTTCCACACCGGCGCGGCCGTAAACGTCGCCGCACCGACAAACGTCGAGGTGCTGTCAACATTCAGCGTCGAGTCGACATCCACATCGCCGACCACATTCAGATCCTGGGCCATCCGGATATTGCGATCGAACTTGATACTCTGTCCGACCGCACTCTCCAGCCCGAGCCCGCCCGGATCCTCACCTTCCCACGTCACACCAGGCAGCGGTTCGGGGATCGGAGGTGTCGGCAGCTTGATACCGAAGTACCCCGCCACCAACACCAGGATCACCATCACCGCAGCGATGATGTACTGAGTCTTTGCATTCGTCATCCTACCCTCCATCCTCCGCTCGTAGAGACGTAGCATGCTACGTCTCTACGGCACGAAGAGGATCCGTCAGCTGATCGTCGGCGTCGCGTACGACCCAGACGTATCATTCTCCGTCAGAACGATGCTCACCCGATCCTGGATGCCCACGAACATCTCCAGGAACAGCACCGCATACTCCAGTGGGAATTGCCGGATGTGATCGCCCGCCAGCAGCACGGCCCCCAATCCGAAGTTAGGGGACGGAGCCAGGCGGATCGGATTCCGGCTGTCGCCAGGCCCGAAGGACTTGTACACCGCCCAGTACGCAGTCGGGACGCGCGCGGTCGCCCGCACGCGCACCGGCCCATATGTGCTGGTCTCGATCACCGCGATGTAGCTCGGATCAACGGTGGCCAGGTCGGTCTGGATGCCGTACTTGATCAGCGAGTCCGCGCGCTTAACCCAGCCGGTGACATTTGTCGTGTTGCTCCAGCTCGACAGGTCAGCCTGCGCCACCAGCAGATCATACGGGGCATCGAAACCGTGCTCCCACAGATGCGCCACCTGGGTCTCCAGGTTCGCCTGGGTGATCCCGTTCAAGCGTCCCAGGTGCGTATGCGTATACGTAAACGCATCCGCCCGCTCCGGGTAGTTGGGCGGCACATAGGTGCTGTCCGCCGTCCCGCCGTCAGCCACCGGCATGCTCTTGCCCGAGCTGCCCACGCTGGTGTAGGTCGACTTGAACACCCGGGTCAGCACCGTCTTCTGGAACACATCCTTCAGGTCCTGCATCGCGCTGGCGATGTCCGCATCAATCTGCGAGCGCCGCGCCTTGCGCAGGAAGTCCCAGGTCCAGCCCAGAGCCCGATCCTTGCTGATCGGCTCCAGCATATGGCCGGTGGTATGCGCCCGCTTCGCATCCGGCAGCGAGTATTCGGTGTGATCCTCGAAGCCGTTGCTCACCCCGGTGCGGTACTCCACCGTCATCTCGTCGCTCACGGTGCACAGGCTGCTGATGATCGGGTCCGCCATCAGCGAACCATTCGCCATCGCCAGCCCGTCCGCGATATCGTTGATCAACTGCTCGTAGTTCTCGCCGCTGGCCAGCCGGAGATTCTCCAGCCGCGCCGCGTCCCAGCCTGCCGGCAGTGCCCATTGCTTCAGGTCGTTAGGTCCCAAAGTAGCCATCATTCACCTCCATCACGAGCTGATCGTGAACAGGCCGGGGCGAACGAACAGCACGGTCGGGCTTTCTGCCAGTCCGATCACGCCGCTCTTTGTGCCCACAACACTGTCAACGGTGCCAGCCGTGTCGCTGACCCAGTAGGTGTCGCCGGAGGTCATGGCGGCATAACCCGTCACAGGACCGAACACCACCACATCACACTGCTCGCCGCTCGCCACGCTCGATCCCGCCAGAGCCGCGCTCGGCGCCACCACGATCCCGAACGGATTCGCTGTAGATACCGCGCTGCCGTCGGCCTTCTTCACAGTCGGCAGAGTGCCGCTGTAGCTATAGATGTACACCACCTGCCCGAACGTCAACTCCTCAGCAGCGATCGCCCGGCGGGTGACTGCACCCTTCAACGGCCGCACATCCGCAGCCGTTACTGAAATATCAGCCATCTCTCAACCCTCCATCACGCATGCATCCTGAGCAGAGCTCCCGCAGGGAGCGCAGTCGAAGGACGCATGCCACATCACCCCAAACGGAAACGCCGCTTCAGCTCCTCAGCCCGCGCCGCCTCGGTCCCCTGCTGGTTCCCCGTCGCCTGCGCATTGATATTCGGCGCCGGCGCCTGGGGCTGCTTCAATAGGTACGGCCGCGCCTTCAGGAGTTGCTTAAGCACCGCATCCACGTTCTTCGGCGTCCCATCCTCATCGAACTCCAACGCCGCCCAATCCATCAGCTTCACCGCCGCATCCGGGTCCACCACGCCCAAATTGCTCGCCTTCAGCATCACCTCGTAGCGGATCACCCGCTCCTGGTGCGCCTTGCTCGCCGCCGTGTATTCCCGTTCCCGCTCATCGAGCTTCGCCTGCAGCTCCGCCATGCGCTTCTCAGTCTTCTGCGCATCCGTCAACGCAGCATCCTGCCGCGTCCTCTCCGCTGCCTCCAGCTCGTCGAGCCGCTTGCGCCGGCCTGCCGACTCCGCATTCGTCTCTTTGAGCGCCTTGCGCACCTTCTCCAGCTCCGCCAGCGCATGCTCCAGCGACATCCCGCCGCCATCCGCAGGCGCCTGTGACTGTTGGCCGTTCACCGGCTGCTGGCTATCGGCCGTCACAGTTGGCTTCTCCGCAGCCGGGACCACCCCCGCCGCACTATTATCAACCTCAGGCATCTCGCCTCCTCCAGTTCCCATAATTGCTTATTAGCGGCCCCGTTTGCCGCCCGCAATGATCGCCGCAAACTCCGCCGCTGGCGCATCCGGCACCTCGATCACATAGTGCGCCTGCTCCATCGCCACATCGTACTTACCAAACACCGACGACGGCGCCAGGTGGATGGCAAATCGACCCGCCTCATCCGTCCGCGCCTCCACCGGCGTTCGGCCGATCGCCCGGCCCTGCCACACCCCCGCGCGCGTCGGCACAAACCGCACCACCAACCCCGCGCGCGGCTGGCCATCCGCCTGGTAGCACAGCCCCGTCACCAGGCACCCCTCCGAACCCAAAACCTGCACCTTCGGCATCTTACGCTCCGATATCCCGCAGCAGCACCCAATCCCGATCCGGGATCGTCGCCGCCGTCACCGTCGCCCGATATGTCGTATCGCCGGAATCCAGCACAAACGTATACGCCGCATCCGTTCCGCTCAGCGGTGACCGTTTGCTGTTCTTCCAGCAGTGGAAAAACGCCAGCCCGAACGCGTTCGTCGTCGCCGGCGAGGAGGCCGACTGCTGCGCGTCCAGGTGCGCCCCTTGCCGGTCCCCGTACTGCGTGTCGGACGACAGGTACCCCAGTACGCTCAGCCCAGCCTGCGCCTCGATGCCCAGGTCCGTCAGGATGTTGACCACCACGACGCAATGATCCGACGAGGCCGGCACCGGCGGCGAGTAATACCAGATATAAGTCGGAGCGGAGGCGACCCCGTCGCCGTCCGTATGCGTCACCCGGTACAGCACCGCATTCAGTGAGATCGTTACCGTGTCCGCATAGCTCTCGTGCGCCTCGTAGACCGCCGTCAGCGCGGCATACGTGCCATAGCCGGAATGCCACGTCACGCCCGTCAGCGTGTTGTCAGTCTTACCCGTCCACTGAATCAGCGCGTCATCGATCCAGCCATAGCCGGCATTCGAGAAGCTCGTCCCGCTCGTCAGCACCACCGAGGTCGCACCATAATCCGTGTTGCCAGCCAGCGTGTTGTTGACCGACACATACGGCGACGTGGCCGCCTGGGTCGCCGCCAGCGTCGACCAGGAGCTGTTATCCGTCGTCCGCTCGATCTTGTACGTCGAGCCGCTTGTCGCATCCGCCGGCCCGGCCCAGCGCAATGTCACACTCGTCAACTCAGCCTCCCGCCAACCGCCGCCCCGGCCAGCTCAGCACCAGCGTGCCCGCCCAAGACCGCATCCGCCAGCTCAGCGCCAGCATGTCCGCCCACCGCCCCTCTGGCCAGTCGCACCCCATAATGTGCACCCAGGACCGGCGCTGCGAGCTGCGAGCCGAACTCACCGGCGATCACGCCATCTGAATACACCACCGCGTGCAGCCCGATGAACTCAAACGGCGCCCACAGCCAGGTAGTGAAATCATCGGAGTCGACGAGACCATTCGGAGCCCCGAACAATTTCACGAGGCCGCTCCCTGCGTCTGCGTCGTCCCATCATCTGACAGCGCCTGCGTCGTCACAACGCTCGTCCCCGCATCATCCCAGGTCTTCAGCTCGCTGCTCGTCATCGTCGCCTTCTTGAAGAACCGCCGCCACGTCTGCACCATCATCTCCCGGAAGTTACTCGCCGCCCCGGCCGGCGCCGTCGTGCTGATCGCATCCAACCCATCCGCCGCCAACGCATAACCGGTCTTGTCGCTCACCGTCGTCACGCTGCCGACCGAGCCACTCAGGTTGCCCGTGATGTTGCCGGTGATGTTCATGGTCTGGTCAGGCAGGTTGATGTTGGTCAGGCCCGCGCCCGCCGTGCCAATTTCTGCCGTGTCAACCAGCACGTCTGCCAGCGCCTTGCCCGCTGTACCCGCGCCTGCATGACCCGCGAGGGCTTCATCCCACACCGCATCGGCCACGTCGGATGCGGTAGGTGCAGCTGCAGCATCATTCAGATCGTCTAATGTATTTTTTGTGCCACTAACCTCGACGCGCCCACCGGCGTCGGTCAGCAGCTTGTTCGCAGGCGTCGCCAGAATCAGCGCCGCGGTTGCCGTGGCAAGGCCCGCTTGCAGTTCGGTCGTCACGTCGGCGTGCAACTTCGCCGCGGTGATCGTGTCCGCAGCCAGCGCGTCGGCGTCAATCGCACC